GGCATTTGCCGATATAGATTTTGTTTTAAAAAGGCTGAATACATTATCAGAAGTATCTGTTAAAGTCACTGTAATTGTATCAGCATTACCTGAATCTTCAGATACTAAAATTGATTTAATAACAGCTGTAGAAAAGCTGGGCACCGTATATAATGTCGTTGCACTAGTGCTAGTTAAATCTGCTTTTTTATTTACGAAACTATTTGCCATTATGCTAAAAAGAAAGCCTCCGCCTCTGATTCATCTTTTAAATCTTGTTGATAAGATGTATTTAATTTTGTTACAATACTATCTACATCTCTAACAAAAGATTGTTGAACTGTTTGATTATAATCTTCAGTTGGTTGTGTTAATGATTGTACTATTCTAGCCATTATCTTCTTCCATCCGGTTGTACATCTAATCTAAATGTTCCTAATTTCCAGTGCTGAGTTCTTCCAGTGTTATCTACTTTTAAAGATATAGCTCTTGCTCTAGCACGTGTGTCTATTTTAGTAGTAGTTGTTGAAGTTGTAAAAGGTCCTAAAGATGAACTTGCTTGTGCATCTGTTGGATAATTTTTTAAGTTTAATGTAACTCTTGCATC